GGAGCGTTAGCTATCAGAGCGGTACTCGCTAAGGTATGTTCACTTCCAAAACCAAACATATCTGTATACGATGAGACTTGGGGTAAGGTGTCTAACGATAACCTTGAGATGGTTGGGGACTTCTTCATGAAGTTGAAGGATTACTTTGAAAAAATATTTGTCATATCACATAATCCTTTAATATCAAATTGGGCGGATAACGTAGTCCATATTACAAAAACCGAAAATGTATCAAAAGTCTCACAATAGTGGGACTTTTTCATGTGAATAACTTTTATTTGGTGGATTGAAATGGGTTCCATATCTTTGTATTCACAAACAAATAAACAAATACAATATGAAAAAAATCCTTATGGTCGCAATCGCCTTAATTGCAACGGTTTCAACTTTCGCTCAAAAACAAATCACTTACAATGAAATGAAAACTTTCAGCAAAGGAGCTTTTGAAGCTGCAGATTTTGATTCTTATGTTGGTGCTGACGGTCATACTTATAAAATAGGTGATACATTAAAACTTGGTCGACCATCATCAAACAAAACATTTGCATTTATTGATGAAGGTAATGTATTAGTTACCCCAACTCCAACAACTGCTAGTTCTAGTGGTACAAATTCAATTATCAAAAGAATTTATGTTGGTGGAAGTAAAAGAATGGGTTTTAGAATTTATTTTGTTGGTAAAGGGATATGTGGAATGTGTCCACAATATTACATTAATGTTGAAGAAGCTATGGCAGTTGGTGAATTAAAATCTTTCGGAATGAGTAGAGAAGATGCTATTGCAAAACTTAAAGAACAAAAAGATTTGTTAGATTTGGGGATGATTACCAAAGAACAATTTGAAAAAATTAAAACAGAACTCACACCAATCGTGATGAAGTCATTACAATAAGATTTGAACCCTCACCCTCAACGGTGGGGGTTTTTAATTACAAAGATATTTATTGTGAGATGAAAGAATTGATTAGACATATATTGTACAACCATATTAACGAACAAAGAGGAGGAGGTAATAAATTAGATACTCAAAAATTCATTGAAAGGGCAAAAGAAATTCATGGAAATAAATTTGATTATTCTAAAGTAAATTATGAGGGAATGAGAATTCCTGTTGAAATCATTTGTCCAATACATGGTAAAACAATCCAAACACCTTTGGACCATTTAAGAGGCAGTGGATGTAGTAAATGTGGTAATGAATTAAAAAAATATATTAGACTGAAACCTGTTGAGGAGTTTTTGAAACAAGCAAAGGAAGTTCATGGGGACAAATATGATTATTCTAAAGTTGATTATAAAAATACAGAAACTAAAGTTAAAATAATATGTCCGATACATGGAGAATTTTTACAATCACCACACAGTCATTTGGGTGGTAAGGGATGTCCTAAATGTTCAGGTAAAAATCAAACAGAGGACGATTTTATTAGAAAGGCTCAAGAAGTTCATGGAAATAAGTATGATTATTCACAATTGAATTTCAAAAATATGTCATCTCCTGTAACAATTATCTGCCCAATTCATGGTAAATTTACTCAAAATGTTGGCCATCACTTAAATGGTCATGGATGTTTTGAATGTGGAAACGAAAAGAAAATAGAAAACAGAAGAATGTCCATTGATGATTTTGTTAAACAATCACAGGAAATTCATGGGGACAAATATGACTATTCAAAAACTGAAAATGTTAAATTAAACAAAGATTTAACTACAATTATATGTCCAGTACATGGGGAATTTTTACAATCTAGAAATTCACATTTAAGAGGTAGAGGATGCCCACTATGTAGAGAATCAAAAGGTGAAAAGTTAATAAATAATTTATTAAAACAAAATAGTGTAAATTTTAAGAGACAATATAGATTTGATGATTGTACAAATAAGTTTGAAAAATTTTGTGTGAAATTACCATTTGATTTCTATTTACCCGATTTAAATGTTGCAATTGAGTATGACGGAGTCCAACATTTTGTTCCATCATTTGGCCCCCGTTCATTTGAAATTACTCAAAGAAACGATAAATTTAAAAACAATTATTGTCGTAAAAAAAATATTAAACTAATAAGAATACCTTATACTTGGGATGCTGAAAAAGTCAAAACTCAATTAATTAAAAAATTAGGAATTAAATAGACCCCACCCTGTGTGGGGTTTTTTATTCTATATGGTATTTATTGTATATGAAATTCATTATAAAAGAATCACAATATCAAAGGTTATTATTAGAGAGTAACCATATGAATTTTTATGATAATTTTCCTACTATATTGGAAGAACTATTACAAGTTCCAGAATTTAGGGAGGATTTAAAAGAACATTCATATAATAAAAATGGTTATGTTAATTGGTGGAAGAGAGCGAAGGAAGATATGCAATTTTTAATTCGTGACAAATACTGTGGGTTATTTAAACAATTGGCTAGAAAGTATAAATTTAAATTAGATGTGGATGGGTATGGCGAAAAATATTTATGTATGACGTATGGAGGGATGTTTGGAGAAGCATTTTTTCACCAACTAAGGGGAAATAGATATGTTGGTGATGATGCACCAATAGATGATGGTCCCTATGAATATGAAGGACCCCCTTGGGTTTCTGAGTTTTTTATGAAAACATTTTACGGTAAATAAAATTATGACCCCACCCACCAGTGGGGTTTTTTATTTTTATCTAGCTTGATATTGACTAGATAAATTATTAATTGTATATTTTATAAAAAGTAAAGTATATGTCACCAATTGAAAAAGTAATCAAAGAAAATCAAGAAGAGTTTATGGACATGGTAATTAAGTTTGTAAACGAAAAAACTTTGACAAAACAAAAGAAAGCACCAAAAACTATTTGTCATTTCCAAGCGTTGGGAAAAACGTATGATAGTAATATTTTTGCAAGAAACTATGAAAGTTTTTTACAAGACGTTTCTAAAATAATGGAGTATGATAAATTTAAATCAATCCTTAAAGGATTTGTTAGAGAGAGTGAGAATGATTTCTCAGAATCTCATGAAGGAAAAACATCTATGATTAAATTACATAATGGAGGTGTAGCGACTTGTTATTCAGGAACCCCAAAAAAATTGGAACACATTAAAGGACTATGCGATGTTATGGGGGTTAGTTTAATAATCAAATAATAACAAGTAAGTTGGTTTTATAAAAATTTTTATTTACATTTCTAAAAAAGAAATATGGAATCAATTAACAATCTTAAAAAGATTATCAAAGATAATTGGGGATTAATTATTAATGATTTTAATGCACATATTGAAGAAAAGTTTGAGCAATTTTTCTTTATGTCTTATTCGGATTATTTTAAGAATAATAAAACACAAGAAATAACTAAAATAATTTCACCTGTATTCAATGCCATATTGTGTAAAAATTTAAAGCCTTTTGGTTTTAATAGGTGTGAAAGTGATGGTTCAGATTATGTGTTTGATAACGTTTTTATTGAAGGTAAAATCACATTATCAAAAGATAATTCTTGGACCGGTAATGGATATAAGAAAACTAGCTGGCATTTATTAATCAAGTTAGATTTGGATGAAAATGGTATGATTCGTTATTCATTCTGTGGTTTAGTTCCATTAGATGAGTGTATTTCAGACTGGACCAAGCCAACACTTGGTAGTAATTTTAGCTCATTAAAATTTGAAAATCAGGACTATCAAAAAATAAATATTATTAATGGTATGATTGAAAGAAAGACTAGTCTTTTATCTATTATTTTGTTATAATTATTAATATGGAATTAAATAAAATATACAACGAAGACTGTCTAATAACTCTATCTAACGTACCTGATAATACTATTGACCTAACTGTAACATCACCTCCCTACGATGATTTAAGAACGTATAATAATCATATCTCAGGTATTAAAACTGAATTTAATGGATACTCTTTTGACTTTGAAAAAATTGCAAGAGAATTGTATAGAACAACTAAAGAAGGAGGAGTAGTTGTATGGGTTGTTGGAGACGGAACAGAGAAAGGAAGTGAAACAGGAACATCATTCAAACAAGCATTATTCTTCAAAGAGATTGGATTTAATATTCATGACACAATGATTTACATGAAGAATAATTTTTCAAATCCATCTTCAAATAGATACCATCAAATTTTTGAATACATGTTTGTTTTATCTAAGGGTAAACCAAAGACATTCAATTCAATTAAAGATAGAAAGAATGTTTATGGTGGTCAGGTTGGTAGTTGGGGTAAGAATACTTCTCGACAAGTGGATGGAACGATGGTAGAAAGAAAGAAAAAAATCATTGAAGAGTACGGTCAAAGATATAATGTATGGACATTTAAGACATCTAAGAACGGTCAGGAGGATGAAATAGCTTATCAACACCCTGCAATATTCCCAATTCAGTTGGTTAAGGACCATATAATGAGTTGGTCAAACCCTGGTGATTTAATTTTTGACCCGTTTATGGGTAGTGGGACAACGGCAAAAGCTGCAGTTCAAACTGAAAGGTCTTACTTGGGTAGTGAACTTTCTGAGGAGTACTATGGTATTTGTTTAAAAAGATTAGAAACGATTCAAAAAGAATTAAGATAAATTAACAGATGCTAGTTATTACTAGTTTTTCTTAATATTGACGATATTTATTAATGAATATCAATCCCATCCGCATCTCGCAAGAGTTATGTGATGGGATTTTTATTTATAAACATTAAACAAAACGAAAATGAAGAAAAAATTTTTGTTAGTTTTTGCTCTCGTAAGTTCGTTAGTAGTGTTTGGACAAGACCACAAAAAGGGATGGGATGTCTCAGTGGGACCAACATTATTCGTACCGATGGCAAAAACTGTTGATTGGAACTCCAAAGCTTATGGAGAAACCGTGAAATTTCACAAAGAAAACATGGTGGTAACTGTGGGTTTTATGCAGGATAAGAACAACTTTGTTGTTGCTCCTGTATTAATTGGAGGTCGAAAGCATCTTAATCAT